CTCAAGGAAAGCGACAAAGATGACCCCACCGCTGTGGAGACCTTTATGGCGGAGCTGGAGCAAGAGGAACCTGCTCTCGCAAAGGCCCTCAAGCCGGCTGTTGACACCTTTGGACTGGATACTGCTTCAGACAACAAGGTGGTCAGCAAGGTTCGTGCGGTACTGAAAGACCCTGTGGCTGCTCTCAAATCTCTGGTCGAGTCTCCCCCTCCTGTGGATGAACTCAAGGCCGAGTGGAAAGTGGCTCCATGGGGTGAGGTAACCAAGCAAATCAACCTTGCAATGCCCGCCCACACGCTCCTCCAGCTCTACATCGGAAACGGCTCCCGTCTCTTGGGCCAATGTGCCAAGGTGAACGGTGGCCTACTTGTCCCCAAACATTTCCTTCCCACTCTCCGGTCTGAGTCGATCTATATACTTGGACTGACGGGAACGACTGCTCGCAGCGAGACGTTCCGAGCCCTGGGAGATTCGGAGTCTATTAAGCACCTGCCCATTGGTGATGATCTCGTATGGATTCCCCTCTCCGCCCTTCACGCTGCCTTGCGCAACCAGCTCGGCGCCTTCAAGGAGGCGCGTCTGGCTACACGTGACGAGTACAAAAACTGTCACCATTACCGGTACGTTGGTTGGGACCCTCGATCTAAGGATGTCAAACCAAGAAATACTGAGCTAATGAAGGATGCTGTCCATGAAGAAGCATTCCGCGAAGGACCCAAACCACGCTTCGTGGTGAACCTCCCAGGGTTCCCTGGTTCATGCGGCGCCCTCCTCGTTGCTTGTGACAAAAATGACACCTGCATGGGTGTCATCGGAGTCCACGTCGAGGGTCGATCTAACGCTGAACCCCCGCTCTTCTGTCAGCCGGTCTTCGCTGACATGGTGCCTCTGAATCAAGATGAGAGCACCCTCCCTTTTCGGTTCTGAGCCGCCTCCCTGTCGTGGCTCCGTTCGGTCTCTACGGAGCTGGTGGACTGACTTTTGGTCCCCCAACACGACCTGAGCCATTTTGGGTGGCCAGTGTGAACCAGTCGTATAGTCACACCGATCTGAAACCAGACGGTAGATTCCTTGACTATTTACGACATCACGGTGAACAACCACCGGAGGCGGCTTACCTTCCTGCTGCTCTCGACCCTGAGAGCATGCTCAACCAGTATCTAGGTGTCCAATGGACCAAGCACACCTTTGATCTGGGACTGTACGATCCTGCAGTCGAGACCTTTCTTTTTGAGTACCTAAAACCCTCGTGTGGTGGGTTTAGGTTTCTCACGTTCCATGAGGCCATCCATGGGAATCTTTCTGAAGGAATAGAACCCATGGCCCGCGACACTTCGTGCGGATTTGGTCTCTCTCGGTTCTTCCGAGACAAAGAGGGCCTGTTCTCTAAGGCCCCCGAGCTCGCGGTAGCCCTCTGCGAGCATGACTGGGAGAATACCTTGAACCCCAGTCAGATTGAAGTTTGGTTCAAGAAGGGTTCGTTGAAAGACGAACTCCGGAAGTTGGAGAAAGTCCTGTCCAAGTCCACGCGTGTCTTTACCGCGAATTCCTTCGTCTACACAGTGAGTGAGAGAAGGCAATTTGGACATATCAGTGCTAAGTTCTTTAGCGCTGCCCGAACGCACAAGTTCTTTGGTGCAATCGGAGAGGACTACTATAATGGAGGATGGGAGCAGATGTTGCGTTGGTTCACCAACAACTACACGCTCATGCGCATTTTTGATACGGACGTCAAAGCGTGGGACAAAGACCACGAGATCTTTTGGCGTATTCTCAATGTGCAATTGTATATCCGTTTGTGTGCTGACCCCTATGCACGCGACGTGATGTACTACCACCTCTTCCGCTGTCTGCTGACCTTGACGGTGGCCGGATCTCTCGGCCACCTCTTGCAGACGAACGTCGGCTACGACTCCGGTAGCGGCGACACCCCCCTGAACAACTGCTTCAGCAACCTGCGCGTCCATGTAGTGAACTTCAAGAACCTCTGCAAGAAGCTCGATATCTCCTTCGATCCTGA